TAACACATTAACAATTACAAATGGTAAATACAGATTAGTTTCTACCGATGGAACTAACTGGTATGATATATTTACACTTGCAGGTTTAGGTGAGTCATGGATTGAAAAGTCAGGAAACTACACAGCCTCCGATGGAGACAACATATTTGTTGATACGTCTGGAACTGCTGTAACAATTACTTTACCTTCATCTCCTTCAATTGGTAATCAAGTTAAAATAATCGATTCACATGGTACATCTGGTACTAACAATATTACTGTTGCAAGAAATGGCTCTAAAATACAAGGGGCAACATCAGATTTAACAATTTCAACTAACCGTGCTGGTATAGCGTTGGTGTTTTATGACAGTGACAACGGTTGGTTATTAAAGTATAACGATTAATTATGGCTAACTTACAAGATATAGTAAACAGAAGTGAAGTAGGAGCTATTAAGCCTTGGACAAAAGCAACAGCTCCTGATGGTTATCTTTTATGTGATGGTGCAGCCGTATCAAGAACTACTTACGCAGATTTATTTGGAGTTGTTGGAACTACTTACGGTGTAGGTGATAACTCAACTACTTTTAATGTTCCTAATCTACAAGGTAAAATGCCACAAGGTTTTGATGGTAATACTTACAATTTAGCTGGCACTGGTGGTGCTAACACAGTAACAGTTGCAGTTACAAACAACCAAGCTGCTTCATCAAACACTACTAACAACCAATCAGTGACTGTTACGGGTGCTATTTCTAATACAAGTTTAACTACTGCTCAATTAGCCAGCCATAATCACAATGAAAATGGTCCGAAACTTTATGATGGATCGCAAGATAATGCAGGAACAAATAAAGGTCCGGCAGGAAACCCTGGTTTTCCACAAACAATCAATAGTGCAGGTTCAGGTACAGGTCATAACCATAGTCATACTTTATCTGGAACATTAACTGGCTCGGTAGCTGTGACTTCTTCTTTAACAGGAACTGTAACAGCAGCAGGTACAAATTCATTCTCACCTTTTGTGGTGGTCAACTATATTATTAAACATTAATGGAGAAAGTATGCAAAAAGTTGTGTTAATAAAATCTATAAATACTTATATGATTGTAGAAGACAATGGTGGAAAAACCACTTTTCCTGCTGATACACCTAGTGATAACCCTATTATGATAAGAATTAAAGAATGGACGGATGCAGGGAACAGTATTGAAGAACAGGAGACTGAATAATGGCAACACAAATAGTAATTGCAAACGGAGAGAGCATTCTTGTAGATAATTCATTTCATATTCAATGGGTTGATAAAGGTAATGCCATGCCAGCTTTACCTGACACCGTTCACTATGTTTTATGGAATAATCTTGCAGGGCAAAATGAAATTCAAAGTAAAGATCCTTCAACAGGAATGATGATTGGTAATACAGATTTAAACAGTACAAGTGATGCCGTAGGATCAACAACTATTGCTGCTTTACTTACATGGGCAGAAACTAGAAAAGGTCAAATTGAAGCTGCAGAACAAGCTCATCGAGATGCTCATGCAGCAGGAACTGATGAAGAAGGTCAGGATTGGCGAGACTACGATCCTAATTATTCTTAATTATAATTCTTCTTCAATATCTTTATAAGGACCGTTTGCGTCCACATAATGAATAAATAATTGATGATGCCAACTATCTTTTGGCTGATTAAAAACTGGTCTCCAATGATCAATCTCACACCCTTTATAAATAACACCATCGCCTTGGTTAATAATAACAGGCTTGTCACCCATGCACAAAGGCCATTTATAGCTTGGATCTTGATATAGATATTTTAAAGTAATTGATGCGCTTATTTCACAAGCAGGTCTATCTTTATGTATTTTTAAATCGGATCCTGGAAAATATATTCTATTAAAAGAATAGATTGGTTTTAAACTTAAACCAGATTGTATTTCCATAAGAGGATGTAAGTAATGAATTATGTGATTGTATACATCAGATTCACTAGAGTGAAAGGATGTTGACAAGTTAACTTGTTCATCTGGTCTGTTTGTGCCCGATGCAGCTTTTCTAATACTATATGTCGTTAAAAACTCCACCATTTCTGGCGACAACATATTTTTTACGTATTTGTATTTTTGTTTCTCTAACGTATCCATGTTATTATTGCGTGCCTATCACCGTTTGTAACTGGGGTTACTGCATGAGGAAAACAAAAATTGCTTGGAAAAACAACTGCCATACCTTTTTTCTTTTCTATTTTATATTTTTCATCAAAAAATATAAAATCTCCACCATCATAATTGTCATTTAAAATTAAAGAAATACTTAAAACTCTTGGATGAAGATTTAAATTATCCACATGCATTTTAAATTCTCCCTTATCACTTCCTTTATAATAAAGGTGTTTATACCCTGAGTCTTCTAATTTAGATGTTCGAAACCATTTAAATTGGTTGGCATAACTATTTAAAATATCCCCTACTTTTTCAAAAATAATATTTTCAAATTTAGGATCTAAAAAGTTTTCATAAACTTTTCTATCATCAGATATTTCATAATCATTACCAACAAGCGATCTATTAAATTTTTTAGGATCGTAGGTGTTAATTATATCTTCACATGTATTGTTATCTAAAATATCTGTAAAACATTTAATAAAGTTTTTTAAATTGGTCATTTAAAACTTTTTTTACTCCAAAACCATTTTTTATATCTGTCCATCCATTCACTTTCTAAAATGTTTAATATTTTTGCGTGTGCTTTTTCAAAATAAAAACCTGACCACATTTTCCATGAATCTCTTTTAAAAGGTATTACTTGAATCATAGGTTCACCTTTTTTAATTAAAAACTGTTTATCTCTTTTTCGTAAAATAAATGGAAAATTTATAGTATTTATGTACTTATCAGTGTCTACTATACCTGGTATTATATCAAATCTTTCTTCTATTCGATTCATAGGCTTAATAAATAAGCAACTATATCCAGGTGGTGTTTTTATTAACCACTTATTCATAAATTTACCAGCATTATCTCCAGAATATTTTTTCCATGATTCTGGTAATTGCGCCTTATTATGAAAACCAAAATCATCTTGTGGTTTTTTATTAGCTGGCCATACTGTAAAATCTGTTTCAATGGGATCGACAACATAATCTTGATCAAAAGGTATTATATACCCCGCTGTTAAAGAATCTAAAAACGGCATGCATGTTTTTACTGTTGGTGCATGAAAATTATTATCTGTAAACCTGCCTAATTTTTTATACTCCTCTGGTATAAATCGTGATGCTGGTTGTGGATGAGGCCACACGTTTAACATATCTTTGTTAGTGGCACAAAAAGTAATTTTTTTATCTAACATTATTTATAAAATTAAAAGACATAGATCTTCGAACTTCTCCTTTAACTTTAGTTTTAAAAGGCATGACACAGTGTTGATGTTTAGCTTCAAAAATATAAAAATGACCTACTTTTGGTTCCATCCAAGTAGTTCCAATTCCATCTACTGAAACAAAACCTAATTGTCCGTCTTTAAATTTGTGCGGATCTTTAGCGTCATTAATGAATTCTGGAACTTTTAAAAATAAAACAGTTGACCACCCTGTTGCATCATGATGTGTATGAGGAGGATTGTATTCTCCCTCTTTCATATCATTTACCCAACAGCTTAAAATATGTAATTTTTTTTCTTCATTAAAAATTCCAAGCTTTTCTATTGTGTCTATATAATCATTTAAACACTCACCGATAGTTTTTGCTAATTTTGTTTGTCCTAAAAGATGAGTAAACTCTAATTCAGAATCTAAGCGTCCAGCTAATCTGTGTCCAAAAGAATTAAGATTTAGTTTTTCAGTTTCATATTTTAAATTAAAATCATTAATTTGATCTAAAGGAATATCATAACGTTTTACTATTCTCCCAAACAAAGTTGTTCGTGATAACATCATTGTAGTTTTATCCAAAACTGAATGCTAAATCTTTGCTCTAAAAAAGAAACATCTTCTTTATCATCTGTATACAACGGAGAAATCGAATGAGGAATATAAGAAGGAAACACAACCATAAAATTATTTTTGTTTTTAACTTCAATTATTTTGTTGTCATCCATAAAAAACATATCACCACCTTTTAATTTATTACTTTTATTTAAAATTAAATTAAACGTAAATATATTACTATTTTTTTCGTCTTTATGCCAATTATAATAACCACCGTTATTATAGCAGATAACGTGTATATCCCATTGAAGTTTTCTTGCTAATAATTTATACACTTCAGATCCGTTATTTTCAGTATAAAAAAAGATACCTCTATGAATTAACCATTGATGAAGAGACTCTATGAAAGAATTATTATCCTCTTCAGTTTTATCATACAACCAGAAATCAAAACCTCCACAATCACTTCCAAAAAATTGAATGTATTTTTTACCTTTCTTTTCCCAAATAGATTCTTTAAATTTTTTACGATTATTTAAAAAGTCTGTAAAAAGTTCATCTATCTTATTATTAGGTAGAAAATTATCACAGGCTATAATATTTTTAGATAGATTATAATAGTTCATGTATTTCCTACTTGATATTTAAAAGTTGCTACCATTCTTAATTCTGGACAAAGCCTAGACGGATCTCTGGCTAAATGAGGAATAGCGCCATCAAACAGTATAGCTCTGCTAGGTCTCGGTAAAATAGAGTCTACTGTTTCTGTTTGCGCGTAATGGAAGACAGTCTCCCCTGCAAAGTTTACATTCCATTCTTTGTTTAGATAAAACATTACAGTAAAAATTTCGTTAAAAGATTGAGCCCCGTCATCGCAGTGTAAATCATGAATAGTTCCGTGCGTATATCCACTTGCATAAGCTCTTCTAAATGTAGTAAACTGTTTTAAATTATTTTGTTCTATAATTTCATCAGCTTTATCAAATAATATTTTATCTATTTTATTACTTTTTTTTAATTTTATATTAAGTTTTCTGTGATTATTGTCTGAACCTGATCCTGTAAAATTCCAACTTCTAAAATCTCTGTAGTTTCCGTACAATTTGTCTACAGTAAAATCATCAAAAACATTTTCAATTATTTTAAATAAAAATGTATTATCTAATTCATTAGCAACTAAAATAGGTATTATGTTTGGTTTTTTTTCTTTCCATAATTGATCTCTTGATGTGCTATTAAAATAATAAACAATAGACTCGGCTTCCTCCCCTATTAAATCTTTTATTGTTTTTCTCTCTACTTTAAAATCTACATCAAATATGTCATTGCCATAGATACTATGTAAAAGACCTGCATAACATATGTCATCAGAAAAATTTGTTTTTCTTAAAAGATTATAAACATTAACACAATGTTGAAAAAATGTTTTTCCGCTATGAGGAATATTTTGTGCTCCTATAGAAAGGAGAAAATTAATACACTTATGATATTTCATTCTTTTTTCTGCCCTTTTCATAACATAAATTGGGTGTCAAGAAAACAATTTTAAAAAATACTGTTGCAGAACAAAAAAATATGCTTACATTAGGTTCTCACCAAAATTAACAATCACAGGAGATATTATGAGCGAACAAGACTATTTAAAAGCTATTGCTGTCCTTGCTGACAAGGTGAGCAGATACCACGAACGACTACTTGCAATGGAGAGAGACTTTGAAAGACACGTGAAAGATGCGTCAAATCATTGTCCAGATGATTGTGAATGTAAGAAATCCTAAGACTTAGGAGTCTGACCCAACATATCCTTTAATGATGGCGCAAATACTTTAACATCTCTTCTAATTTTTTCAGCTGTTGTGGCAGTGTTTGGATCATCTATGTCAGCTTGCATTGCATCTTCTGATTCATACTCCTGACCAGTGTCAGTATTGGTTAATGTAGTTTCTGTTTTAACTTTGTACCTAGGAATTACTCGACCATCTTCTAAGGTCACTGTTCCTATTTGTTCAGCATTTTCAACTATCGGCATTTTCTCTCCAATTAATATTAAAACTTAAAATAACCCTATCTTCTTTAGAGTTATTATATTGTACTTCATGTTGTAACCATGATGGGAAAAAAATCAATGAATTTTCTTTTGGTTCATAATCTACGCTGTGTGCTAGGTGTATAGAGGCTTCTTTTTTCTTTGGTGGTGATAATACTTCATCTTGCGGTCTAGGGTTTAGAAACACTAAATTTCCGCATTTTTGAGGCACTTTTAGGTAATATACTCCTGACAAGTAATTATAAGGATGTGTGTGAACATTGTTTCTTGATCCAGGTGGGTTAATTATGCCCCATAAACCTGTTATCTCAGGAACATACTTTTCTTGCACACCTAAATGACCAAAGCATTCTTTGGCTTTATATAGTATATCCCCAACGGTGCTTTTAAATTCTTCGTCTTTGTATAATTCATCATGACTGTGCCATCCACCAACATTTGATCTAGGCATGCCTTTTTCATCCTTGGCTTTTATTTCGTAAAGCCTATCTATTAAGTGACCGTGGCCCGTAACCTCTGTCATCATGACAGGTGTTATAAATAATGATTGTAGTTCCATTAGTGTTCCTTTCTTTGTAAAAAATTACCTGATATTGATACTCTTTCAATCTCTGTATCGTTTTGACTTGTAAAATGAAAAACTTCAGCAGGAAAAACTAGCAGCATTTTTTCTTTAGGTGTAATTACTTTTTCAACAATCTTACCGTTCCAAAATAAAATGAATCTTAAGCTTCCTTGTTTTTCTATAAAGTTAGGATAATAAACAAAAGAACAAAAAGCATTACCATGATTGTGAAGACCTGTTTGTGCTCTTGGTGGTGTTTTGTGTACCCAAATATCTTCATACTGTAGTTTTTGACCTAGTATAGCTTCAACTTTTATTTGTATTGTTTCTTTAAGATCTTGTAACATTGGTGTATTGGGATATTTAAAATCTTCAAAAAAACTATTATCAGCGTTATCATCTTTTCTAAGATAACTTTGATCTACTTCTTTCATCAAAGCATTTGAATCTAAATCTATGTGGTCTTCAAATACCTGAACTATTGCTAGTATATGACTTTTTGTTTCCATTCTTAATTCTTTCTATAATTGACCTTTTGTAACCTCCATAAAGCTTACAATTATGTGAACTTGGTTAGCAGCATTTGCTTGTGCTTTTAATACATCAGACTCTTGTAACACAAGAGGTTGAGATAATAATTCTGTAGTGGTATTTGTAGCAACACTTTTAGCTTTGAATAATTCAAATGTTGCAGAAGATCTTAACACTTCTAAATCAACTAATGTTGTGCTTCCTGAATCATTACAAATTAAAATAGATTTGACGACATCTGTTGTGGGAGGCACAGGTGGCGTTGCGCCAGGATTAGCTGTAGGCACCGTCAATATGGTTGTAAGATCTGTTGATGTAATATCAACCATTGCACTTTTAAATATATTAGCCAAGGAAAAAAGTCTCCGATTCTGTTTCTTCTTTTAAGTCTTGTTGAAAGTTTGTGTTTAATAAAAAAACTATTTGTTCAAGTAATCTAATCATTTGATCAAACTGGCCAGCGTCATATTCTTCTGTAGCATTTGGTAATCTAGTTATATTAATTTTTGCCATTATCTTCTTCCGTCAGGTCTTATTTGTAGTTTTTGTGAACCAAGTCTCCACGGTGTATCATCTACCGAGTTGGTTGTATATCTTATTTTAACAGCTCTACCCCTGCCTCTTATGTTTATTTTTTCAGTTGAACTAGTTATTGTGCCGCTTGTTTGCACGTTTGCTGTTGATTGTGGGTATTGCTCTAAAGTTAACTGTGCTGTCATTGTATTAGTTAGATTATCAAAATCAGGAACTAATTTACTTACTGACATAAGCTGATCACCATCTGCTATCTCCACAGAACCAGTTTCTAAAAATGCAGTGATAGCTGTGCCATCAGCTTGATTATTACCAGTCTCATGTTCAAATATAGATGACGCACCAGCAGTCAAACCAAGTATGCTTGTGGCATTTGCTGTTGCAGACGAACTATATTCTGTAGCTATTGGTTTTTCATAAACATATGCGCCTAACCACGTAGTTCTTGCAAGATTTATTGTATACCAAGTGCCTTCTAAATAGTTATAAGCAACGGCTCTATCTATTTGTGTAGCATTGGCTGAAGGATAATACCAAATTATTTCGTTATAAGCCGTGTTAAGACCAACAGCGATATCGTTTTTGTTTGTGTAACTTAAATCATCAAATACATAATCTTGAACAGAGCAAGGCATTTTTTTAACGACACCATCAAAAAGATAAAAGGCGTTATCTGACATCCAATAAGCAACACCGTTAACCTCCACAGCTGCATGCTGTGCTATTAAACCAGCATTAGCTCCAAGTTGTCTAAGACCAAAAGTAAAAGGTGTGCCGACAAACTGTATGCCGTGTAAAGATGTGTCAGTCCAAACTAATATTTGACCTGTTGATTTTACAGCACCAACTATTCTAGAACCGTCTGTAATTCTTAAAGAACCTGCTTCGTTTGTAGCAACAGGTGTGTAGTCTGTTGCATCTTCTCTATCTGAAAATCTAAATAACAAATCATCTTGTGTGGCTATATCTCCAATAGTAGTTTCTGTTCCAAATATTAATAAATGTCTTGTATCTGTTGAAACAATACTAAATCTAGAAGCAGTTGGAGCATTTGACAAAGCTGTAGCTCTTGCAGCTAAGCCTCCAGATGTATCCCATATAAACGTGCCACCATTCAATACAGTTGCTATTAAGTCTTCACCAAAATTATCTAGTGACCAGTTTCTACCCTCGACAACGACATTAGATGAAGATCTAGGAGTATCCCATGTGCTAGCACCCCATGTTTCAGTTCCCCATCCATAACCATATGTTGAAGATGCAGGTCCAGGATTTATTTGATAAGTAGCAGTAACGGACCCACCTCCGCCTGAAGTTGAGCCTGTTGCATTTGTGCCAGCATTTATTGTAAAACTATTATTATCTGGCACAGTCAATATTTCAAATTCATTATTAAAATCTATACCATCAACTACATTTGATGAAGAGCCGTCGTCAAACGTAACAAAAGCACCGACTTCAGCATTGTGTCCAGTATCTGCAACAGTGACAGTAGATTGTCCACTTTGAGTAGTAAAAGGGTTTGTAAGTGCTTGTGTTTCTCTTAATGGAGTAATATCATAAAC